CGTGCGCGCTCGCGGGGGGTCATAGTGCATCGGGATCAACAGGTGCTCATAGCCCTGTTCTAGGGCCGCTGCGGCCACGTCCTCATGGTGCACGCGCTGCATGATCGTGACGAACGCGCTGCGGTCTAGGTCGTTCACGCGGCTGGGCACGACCTCGCGGAACCATTGCAGGGTTTCGCCCCGGATCGCCTCGCTCTCCGCCTCCAGCACGTTGTGCGGGTCATCGATGACGAACACGTCGCCGCGCTCGCCTGTTGCGCGCCCGCGCACCGATGTCGCCATCATCGATCCCGTCGCGGTGTTCGCGAAGTTCACCTTCTGCGCTTGGTCATCAGATAGCCGCACGCTGGGAAAGAGCCGCTGGTAAAGCGGGCTTTCCACGATCATCTTGGCGCGCCGGTTGTCGCGCGCCGCCAGCGCTTCAGCATAGGACGCGCCGATGTATCGCAGCGACGGATCTTTTGCCCAGCTCCACGCGGGCCAGAACGCGCGCGTCAACAGTGACTTCATCGACCCAGGCGGGACAGTGATCAGCAGTTTGCGGATCTCGCCCCGGGTGACTGCCTCGAGGTGCTCTGCAATCGCCTCGATCGGCCACCCAGTGACCAGCTGCCGCCCGGGTTCAAGCACCGGCCAGAACGTCTGCGCGAAATAGAGCACTGACCGGCGGCAGAGCTCCGCATCAATTAAGTCTTTGTCTGCCGTCGTGATCTTGGGGAGTTGCATCTGCGATGGCCTTTGACAGTTCAAGGAGCGCCTCAGTCGACACCTTCGATAGATCGACAGTTTGGATCGGCCCGCCAGCCGCGCCGGTGATCTCGAGCTTCTGCGTTTCCGACCAGCGCATCTGCGTCTTTGTCCACCAGATCATGGCGGTTGTGTCGCCTTCCATGACTTTCTGGAACAGCCGCTTGCCGACCTGCGCGTTCGCCTTGGCTTTGCCTGCGTCCAGTTCGGCGCGGAAGTGCGTCATCAATGTTTCGATCGCGATGCCGTCACGCACCAGATGCCGGATCATCTCGATGGTGAGCCCGTAACCGGACAGCGCTTCGACCTGTTTGCGTTCGGCTGCGGTGGGCACGAACGCCGGTCTGCCGGCCCCTTCGCGCGCGCCGCCGACTTGCCCGGTCTTTTTTGCGTTCGGTTTTTCAGCCGTCGCTTGCGGTTTTGCGGGATCTGTTTTCATGCGCCTAGCCCTTTTGGTTGCAGCCATTGATCAATAACGGCGCGTGCGACTTGCTCCGTCATCTTTGGCGGAACGCTCATGCCGATGATGTATTTGCCAAGATCTGAGGTCTTGACTTGATAATCATCGGGGAATGACCCCAGCCGGGCGTATTCCCTAAAAGTCAGACAACGCGGTTCTTTCCAGTGCGTGATCATCGTATGGGTCGCGGTCAACGTTAAAGACGGCGCGCTTGCATCCAGCTTTTTGTGGTTCCATAGTTTGACAGGTTGACCCGTGCGTTTTACCGCGTCGCCGTAATCCTCGCCCTGATGTGTCTTAGGCCACCAAATCAAATCAGTATTTGAGGTAAACGCGACCTCGCGCAGTTCATCTGGCGTTATTGTTAAGTCTGAGGTGGCCTCCCCACAATTTATCCAGCGATGCGTGGGAGCAAGCCGCAATGGGGGCGCAGCAATGTCGTCACGAATGGCGCAAAAGAAGACCCGCTCACGACGTTGCGGAACACCGCAGTCTGCGGCGTTGACCAAGAAGAGTTGCGGTCGATAACCCAGTTCACGAAAACGGGCCATGACAAGTTTAGTATAGCCCTTAGCATTGCCTAAGATCATGCCCTTGACGTTCTCAGCAATAGCCACCTTGGGCCGCAGACGTTCGACTAGATCAAGATAATCAAAGAACAGATCAGATAGCACCTGTTTGGCCTGCCCCTCCCTGAAGTGTTTATCCTTGCCCCAAGCCTTTTCGCGGCTCCCTGCCATGCTGAAAGTGCTGCAAGGTGGCGATCCGTCTAAGATGTCCAGATCAAACAAATCTGACGGTAGGTCAGCAGAGAGTAAATCTTGGATTGGGCAGAGGAAATAATGCTTTGGAGATAAGTTCTTTTGATAATGCCAAGCCATCTCTGGATCGATGTCATTTGCTGCAATGATGGTGCATCCTGCGCGTTTATAGCCCATGCTGGATCCACCACCGCAGGCAAAAGTCGACATGACTTTAATTCCGTTCCCAGCGACGGATGCCAGATCTGAAAGTAGCCAAGCGTGCGGATTACTCATCAAATTCAAAACCACATTTAGGGCATTTGTGGTCTAGCGCATATGCGTCGGGGTCAATCTCCCGCGTATTGGTTTGATTGGATAAATCAGGCGGATCAAACATTGCAGTAAGCTCCCCAAGATCAAAGCCCGTCAGTTCGAGGTCGAACCCGGCAAGATCCAGATCTTGCAGTTCGATCTTCAGCATCTCATTGTCCCATCCCGCATCCAGCGCAAGGCGGTTGTCTGCGATCACATAGGCCCTTTTCTGCGCGTCTGTCAGGTGCGCCGCCTCAATCACCGGGACATCAGTTAGACCCAGCTTCTGGGCCGCCATAACGCGCCCGTGGCCTGCAATGATGCCGTTCTTGCCGTCGACGATGACCGGGTTCAGGAAACCAAATTCGCGGATGCTGGCCGCGATCTTCGAAACCTGCGCATCACTGTGCGTCCGGCTGTTGCGCGCATACGGGATCAGGTCTTTTGTCGGGACAGTTTTCAATTTTGTGGTCATGTCGTTTCGTCTCCCGTGGGCCGTAGGCCTTATTTCTGATCATATTCTAAAAACTCATCATTCGCCACTGTTTCGTCAAGCGGTGCCGGAAGGTTGCGAATTGCGATCACCTCGGCACCGGGGAACGCCAGCTTGGCGGCATTGACAATACCGCTGCGCTGGGCGTGCAGTGCTATGGCGACCTCGCGCATGGCGTGGATGGCGATGCCGGGCCGCTTAGCGTAAGCTGCCGGCCACTCGCGCCCATCCTCGATGATGCCGAAGATCGTTCCTTCATATTCATACTCCCAGATGTCAGGATCGGACACAGGCCGACCGAGGCTGACGGCTTCGGCGTCCATTGCGGTCAGCCCGCGCAGGCTGACCTCCACCCAGAACTTTACCTTGTCGGGATCATGTGCATCGATGGCCCCGTTCAGGCCAGCCATCGCCTTGCCCCACTTTGCCGCGCTTTCGGTCGATACAAGTTCGGGCAGGCGGTCGATGCCCCATCGTTTGTCCATCGCTCGCACTGCCGCGTCGAAGGGTGCCAGCGATAGGTCCGCTTTGATCTCATTGGCCGTCGCACTTTTGTGCAGGATGCGGTCATCTTTTTTTTGGCGTGTTGGTCTCTTGGCCATCGTATTTGCTCCTCTTGTTTTCATCAATTTATACGCAAGCGTTGCGCCTCTCGCGCGTCGCGCCCCAACGGGGCGTGGCGACGCGTGAGTGGCGCTTAGCGCAGCGTCTTAATGATCGTGTGTGGCGGCCTGAGCCGACACTCATTTTAGACGCTCGTGAGTGGGTGTTGACAAGCGCGCCGCTGGTGGTTAAAGTCCGTAGGACTTCAGCAGGCATCAATGGCGCGTTTTTGCAAAACCCTCGAAAATCGGGGGTTTTTTTGTGCCAAATTGTCAACGCTTTTTCATTTGCCGCGCCACTCAAATTTTGCAGCGGAGCAAGTGTTTTCAATGGCTTGCAATCGTATTTCGCCGCTAACGCGCCAGTGAAAAATTCTAAAGCGCAACAAACCCCCATTGGCCTATTTCCCCCACATTTCGCGTTCTGCTGACTCGCGGGCCGAAACGCCTTCCTGCATTGTTTTAAAATATCCGAGATGCTTAATTTTCCCGTCGCATCCGATCTTAGCTTGCCATTTTGCAGCACCCTTATTGAACGTAACGCCTTTGTACCCAGAGGTGTTATTGCTCTGTTTTGCTTTAAAGCGTTTGACGCGCGTTAGCTCGTCAGGCGTCAGTTTTATGCGATCAGGCAGCCTTTGCTTTCTGCGTGACAGCTCAAAACGAAACGCTTTGATCGCTTCGACAAGATCGTCATCAGTCATTGCAGAAACGTCTTCAAGATTTTTCATAGCAAGCCTCCATAGTTTGCGCCGCTAGAATACAATCCTGCGGCGCAATGGTCAAGTATGACTTGCGCCGCTAGAACTGCTCCCCAACACGGCCCACAGGACGCACACCTTTGCGGTCTTTGCGCTGGCTTTCGGAGCGATATTCGAACTCCTCAATCAGCCCCTTTTCGTGCCACGTCTTGATGATGCGCTTGGCCTGTCCATCGTTCTTCATGTGGGATAGATCGTCGAATGTGAACGTCGTGATGACGCGCCCGGCGAAGCGGTCTTTGTCTTGCGGCCTGATGGAATAATATTCCTGAGATCCGTCGTCTGTCCTCGGGCCCAGTTCGATCATCCGCAGCATCTCATTCACTACGGCATCGGTCATGCCCTTCCATTCGTCCGGCAGGTCGAACGGCACGCAGACACCGATCCATTCGCCGTTATCAATCTTGACGCCAATCATCTGGCGATAGGTTGACTTATCCGCAGGCGGGGCCAAATTGGCTTTTCCATCGTCCACGCGGAAGATGCCCTTGGCTTTGCCCATATCCACGCCCAGCTTCACGGCGTCGTCCTCTGAGACCTTATTGATTACCCGCGCAGCGCGTGCCGCCCCGATCAGGCTGCCTGCACCACGCACGCTGTCGATGCTGGCGTCTTCCCCGTTGCCTTTGCGGATGTGATGGACGAGCCCGATGGCGCATTTTGTCTCGTCAGCCACGCGCCTTATTTCCGCCACAATGGCGTTGACGGCCATGTTGTCGTTCTCGTTGATGTTGTGCGCGCCGACGAAGGGATCGATGAACACGCATCCGATCTGCTTTTCTGGTATTTTGGCACAGAGGTATTCGACCAGCTTGGTATTGGGCAGGACGCCCTCGCGGGTCTGGATGCCGAACTTTAGGCTGAAGTCTCGGCCAGCGTTGACGAACAGGCGGCCACGCACTTCGTCTGGCTTGATGCCGTAATGCCGCATAGCAGCGAGAACCCTGCGTTGGATTTCTTCTAGCGGGTCTTCGAGGTTGACGATCCAGACATTGGCGCGCTCTTTCACCTCCTCGCCCAGCAGCGGCCTGCCTGTCACGATGGCGAGGGCTTCCACGATCTGGAGGCTGGTCTTGCCGATGCCGCCTGCCGATGCCAGCACGCTGACGAATGACCGCAGGTAATGGTGGGCGTATATCCAGCGGCGCGGCTCAATGCTGGCCTCGTCGAACATATCATAGAGCGTGGGCCAATCCGGGGCCGCCTCGGGGGCGTCTGGGGTATCGAAGCTGTCGAGGTCTATGTCATCGGCCTCTGCGCTGGCAGGCGGCTCCTGCGCGGCCTGCGGGGCCACATAGTCGAAATCCGGGGCCACATAGTCGAAATCATCCATGCCGTTCTCTGGCAAGTCGATCTCGGCCTTGGCCGGGCTGATCTCTAAGCCATAGGCGCGCACGGCTTTGTCGAAATCGCCGTCATGCTCATAGTGGACAAATAGATCGAAGGCATCGCCCCAGCAGTATGAATTTTCGCCCAGAGATTTGGATTTGCCAACTCCGGCGGCTGCGTCTGATCCCGACAGGCTGACCCAATGTGATAAGAAGTTCTGCGTGGCGAAGCTGGGACTGGTTTGATACCGAGAACGGTAATGCTGGGAAGATCCGCGCCGCTCATATTGGTAGCGGGCCAGCAGATCCTCGATGGTGTGGTCAGCGTTGAAGGCATCGACCGGGCTGACCTGATCGGGAAACTTCTGCCGACGCTCGGCACGCTGGCGCTCACGGTCGGCCCGCGACCGCTCGGCCTGCTCAGCGGCGAGGCGGTATTGTTCCAGCCTGCGGTCAATCTCTTGACGGATGGCGCTGTCGGCGTCGAGGCGAAGGGTGGATGCGCGGATGACGCGGTGCTGGTAGAATATCGGGGTGAGATCCGGGTTACGCTTGCCGAGCGGCACGTTGGGCAAATAGATCGGCTGTCCACAGCGTGCCAGCGCGCCGTCTGGGTGTATGCCATTGGCGTGCAACAGATCAAAGAGGGCGGTCTGGGCAAGCTCATAGTCAGCGCCTGACAGAACGCCAACCAGAGGCAGCAGGACGCGCCATTTGCGGTTCTCTGGGGTCGCGCCAGAGGATGAGTAGGCAAGCAGGCTAACAGGCCCGCAGATAGCCTCCACGGCGGCCAGCACGTCGTCGAGGCTGGGGTTGCCCCGGTCGATGTCGAGGGCGAGCATACGGAAGGCTCCACGCTCGCGCTGGGCTTCGTGTGATCTGCCGTCGTGTTCGCGGTAGGTCGAGGGAATGAAAAAGTCTGCGTCGATCTTTTCTTTCGCCTGCGGTGTGGAAACCATGCGGGCGATGTCGGCCCAAGAGATGCCGGGATAAACTTGGCCGGGCTTGTCGATCAGGGTGTGGAAAGAGCCGGGGGCTGTCAAAAATCGGATGTCAGACATTGTGGCCACCGCGACACTTGCCACCAGATATTGCGTGCATTATAGTTTCTCCTGCATGGTTTCTCCGCCTGCACACAGAACTTGCTCCTCCCTGAGTTCTGCCTGTCTTAACTGAACCCCGACGCGTTGGTCGCGCGCCGGGGTTCTTTTTTATTGTCAGAACGGGATCTCGTCGTCCAGTTCCTGCTTGATGCTCTGCCGCTTTTCTTCTTGCAAGGGCTGACGCGCCTGCTCAAACGGATCGGCTTTGCTTTCAACGGTGTCGAAATCATCCATGCCGCCGTCGCCGTAGCGGGCTTCGGTGACCTGCACAGCGTCCAACAGAAGGCTGATGCCGCCGTTGCCATCGGGATCGATCACAGCCACGGCCCACGCGCGCACGGTGCCTTTTGAGCCGCCCCAAAAAGCCAGATCGGCCAGCGGCTGTTTCTGCCCGTCGATGACGGTGGGCGCTTTGTTGGGCGTGCCGTCCTTCTTCATGCCGTTGCGCTTGGCGGCGAACTGCACGATGCCAGTCTCGTTGCCGTGTTCGTCCTTCAGCTTTTTCATGCCGAAGATGGTTTTAAACTGGGGCATCTTGCTGTTGCGCGAACGGCAAGCCTCGTAATGGGCGCGCAGTTCTTCGTAAAGCGGCTTGGCCTGCTCTTTGGGCATCTCAAAGGCCACGCTCCAAGCCGCGTTGGATGCGGTGGGCGCGCAGGGTTCGCTGGCCTGCTTCTGGGTGTTGAAGCGGAACGTGCCGCTCAATTTCGGGTATTGCAAGGTCACGTTCTTGGCGAGAACCTTGTGGAAGTCATCGTTGTTAGCCATTGTTTGCTCCTCTTGGCGTTGGTCTCAGAAGTCTGCGGTTTGTTCGAAGATGTCATCTTCGGTGGTCTCGGTCTGCCAGCGTGGCAGATCGATCTTGTTAATCAGTGGCCAGCCCGTTGTGAAGTCGGAAACTGCGGTGGCGTTGCTGATCTTTTGGAGGGTCTGGGTCACGATCATGTCGGCGTGTTCCAGATAGCGGTCGGTCAGGGCGTGGACACCGACAGCATAGGGTGCCTCCTTTTCGACTGCGATAAACATGAACGTGTCGGCTTTGTAGCCAGCGGCACGCAGGGCGCGCAGGTAGAAGGCGGCCTGCACGTCGTATGCGTATTTGCGAAGCTCACGCGGGAAGCCGTCGGGGCTGGCGTCGGTGGTGGTCTTCACGTCGAACACAAGGCCGACCTCGGGCAGATAGCCGTCGGGTCGGCACTTGATCTCAGTGCCTGTCGCTGGATCGATGCCAAAGAAGCTGGCCTCGGCGACGAAGGTCGGGTCTGCCAGATACATGGCCGCGACCGAGTGGGCTTTGACAGCATCGGCGATGCGCGCGGCCAGATCGAACTCGGCCTCTGGCAGCAGGATCTGGCCATCCAAATCGGCGGCAAGCTGGGCCTCTTTCCACTTGTTGCCACGGCGATCCTCCGGGCCGCGCAGGACGAGGTTCTTTTCCGGCTCCAGCACCAGAGCGTGAACGGCGCTGCCCAAGGCGAAGGCAGAGCTTTCCTTACGAACCTTGCCCTTCCAGTGGGCCAGAGACGTTTTGTAAACCGCTTTCACGTCCGAAGACGAGATGGCGGGGTGGGCGTGGTATTCTTTGTTGGTCAGGTCGGTTCTCATTTCTTTCTCCATCCATAATATGCGATCAGAGCCGCCTCGGCCCGACCGTCGTCTTTCTTGCGCGCCCACAGATTGGACTGATCTGGAAACACGCTTGATGCGTATGCCCTTGATGCGTCCTTGTCGGTGGACAGGCCGAAGTGCTTTTTCCACGTCGCCGGCGGCACTTCATTCGTAGGCACGCCAGCGAAGAACAGGCAGGCCTTCATCTCGCCGTATGCCTGCGCGATGGTGACGGCGTTTTTGATGCCGATCATGCGCGGGAAGAACGGCTTTTCAATCCAAGCGCACCGCACTGTGCGGATCTCGGACAGGATGGCACGCTTTTCCTCGATGGTGCCGGGCATGTCGTAGACATGCACGCTCATGTCGTTACCGTCCATGACCGCAATGGCACCCGTTTTGCCGGGGTCGATGCCGATGTAGAGTGCCATCACTCGCCACGCAGGATGGCTTGCTCTGCGATCTCGCCGCCGCAGGCCAGATAGCCGCAGCCGTCAACCCAGTTGTCCGCGTGGGCCGGGTTGGCCTTGGCGCGTGCCAGCTTCAGCAGGGTCATCATGATGGCGACATCTTCCGGCCTAACGCAAGCGTCAAGGTGGGACGACCAGTAAGCGGCGATCAGGCCGAAGTTGGCCTCGGCGCTGCCATGCGTGTTGGCGCGGTCAACGGTGACGTATGCCTTTGCGGTGTCAAGGATCTCGGAGCGATTCATGCCGTATCCCCCGCGCTGATCCATTCCTCCTCAAGCCGCAGATCCTCGATCCCGGTGATGTCCGCAATGCGGTGGCGGCAGACTGCGGACGGCACGCTGCGGCCAGTCATCCAGCGGCTGAAGCTGGAAGATGCTACTGGGATCTGATGGGCGATCCAGCTCAGCTTACGCCCGTCCCTGTCGCACCATAGCCGGATTTTAGTTTGAGCCATCATTGGCGTTCTCCTTTGTTTCGGTAATGTAGGCTTATGGTATAAAAAAAGATGCGTCAAGTGCAATTATTTGCTTGCACGCGGTGTGGCAGGCTGTATTGTGGGGATACAAACTAGCAAACAATGAGGCGACGAAATGATGACCTTGACAAACAAGCCGCACAAAATCTTCAACACCGCAGAAGACGCGGCAAAGACTATCGCCATCATGGGTTTCGAAGACGGCGAAACCCGCATCAGCATCGACCCAAAGGGCTCGGGCCGCTGCTTCGTCGAAGTGCTTGATCTTGATGACGGCGAAGTGATCGGGCGCATCTAAATTTAAACCCAAGGAGACAACAACATGAAAATTACCGAACTAAAGATTGCCCCTAAAGCACCCTGGGAGGTGGTCGGGCGCAACAACCCACTGGTTTGCACTGTCAAACTGTCCAGCAAAGACGTTGTGGTGGAGACGTTGCTACATGATGACCAGATCAAGCAGGTTCTGATGCTCATTCAGGGCATAGTAGCAGAGGCAGCGCAACGCAATGTTGCGACGTTTGTCTCGCAGGTATTAGCAATTGAAAGCGAGGGCAACTGACATGCGTATGCGTGACATCATCGGCGATCTGATCTGCGTTCTGGGCCTCTTCGCCCTACTCTACGCTGGTCTTATGTTTGGCTATGCAATGGGGTGGTGAATATGACCATAGAAGAATGCCGTTCCTACATCGCCCGCAAGAAAAATCAGATCGCAGATCTTGAGCGGCTCTACGGAACCGGGGTAAGTTCTGCCGCCATAGGAGAGGAAATCACCATCCTCTCGTTTTATATTCGTGACGCCGAAAATCAACTGAAAGAAATGGAATTTAAAAATGAAACCAAGTAAAATCATCATTACCAATATCCTGCCAACTGGAACAGCATTCGCCCTATTGGCTGACAATATGGAGTCTGTGTTCGTCAACGCATCGGTCAGCAATTTTGCGGGCCTTCAAGTGGGCGAGACCGTGGACGCCGAGATCGTGCCGAACCGTCAGCAGCCAGACCGAACCCCGTGGCAGGCCACCAAGATCCTTCGCAGCGCCGCACCACCCGTATTGGGACTGGAGCAGCGCGTGACTGAAGAATTGTGGGTTGAAGAGGCGACCGCTCAAGAGCTTTCAGAGGCGATTGGCGCTGATCTGACCGCCGTACAAGTCACGCTAGACCGCATGATGTCGCAAGGCAAAGTCAGGGCATACTCAGTCTACGCCATTCTTTTGGAGGGCACGCATGACTAACGCCATCGCTGAGCGCCGCCGCAAGCACATGGCGGTGATGGACGATAAACGAAAAATTGAAGAACTCGAAGCCAAGCTGGCCAAGGCAATCGCAGCCTTGGATGAAGCTCTATACTTTCTTGATCCTGATGAGGAAGACATAGCTAAAGAAGCTGGTCTGTACCGCATTGTAACCACATACAAAGAACTAAAGGGGGAGTGAAATGACCAATGAAGAATTGATCAAGCGAATTTCCGATGTGGCGTATGACCACGGTCACGATATTTGCTATCTAGCAGCAGACCGCATCGAATCCCTCAAAACCAAGCTGGACAAGGCCACGAAGGCGTTGCGAGAGATCAAGTCTGTGGAATGCATTCACTGCACAGACTTGTTCAATGAATTGGCCGATGACGTTCTGGCCGAAATCAAAGGAGAATGAAATGACCAAAATTACCCATATTGCCACCGTGTGCCACGAGGCCAGCAAAGTGTGGTGTCACCTGAATGGCGACCCCAGTCAGCCGCATTGGGGTCAAGCACCACAGTGGCAGGTAGACAGCGTCATCGCGGGCGTCGAACACGCCTTAGCGCACCCAGACGCCAAGCCTGACGACAGCCACAACAGTTGGATGGCGCACAAGATCGCAGACGGCTGGGTGTACGGCGAGGTCAAAGACGCTGTGGCTAAGGCGCACCCCTGCATGGTGCCGTTCGATCAAATGCCAGAGTGGCAGCAGAAAAAAGACAAGCTGTTCTTGGCCATCGTGAGGGCATTGGCATGAGGGGATAATTGAGGTGATCAGTCCCAACACCATTGTTGACCGCTATTGGCGGTATCCGTGGACGTTCAAAGTAAACGGGGATTTGTATATACAGCACCCCACCAAAACCATTGTCATCAAAGAGGCAGATTACTTGCCAAAATCGCAAAGGAAAACGCAATGATCCCTACATGGACAATCATGGCCCTCTCGCTCGGCGGGCCGTTCGAGGGACAGCCGCCGCTGACGGCGCTTATGTTCCCCTCGTATGAGGCCTGCAGCGCCAGCATCAACACGCTGCGCGAGGTGTTTGAGGCGCAAAGGCTGGACGTGCAGGGCGTCCACTGCCAAGCCACGAGCGCGCCCAGCGCCTCGCCCTTCCCGAAGGCGAGGCCCAAGTGAGAAACCCGATATACAAGACCGTGGCCAAAATGGTGTGTAGTGGGTACAGCCGCAGGGTCATCGCGCAGCGCCTCAATATGAGCGTAGATAATGTCAACAATTGCGTCAGGTACGCCCGCTCAATTGGCGTGGCGGCGCGGTTTGACAGGGAGCGCATCCTGCTGGCCAGCGCGCCGCCGCACATCGAACAGTGGCTGCGTGAGTTCGTGCCAGATGGCGCATCCGTAGGCGACGTGATCATCGCCATCCTAAACGACGCATACCATGAGGATATGGAAAATGAGAGTAAGCAAGCAGAAAATGCCTGACGGCAAAGTCGCCAGCGACACGCCCAGCAGGTACGTCATCAGGGATGCGATCAGCGCGTCGCGCGTGACGGTCAACGTGCCCGTGGCGTCCGCACACACGCTGGAGTTTCGTACTATGCCCGTCACGCTAGGGCGCGCGCCTTGGGAGGTGGGAAAATGATTGATCAAGATGCAAAAGATGTTCTGTTCTTTTTTGGGGGCTTTGTTCTGTTATGTACGTTTGCCTTTGTTGTAATCTCTTGGGCTACAAGCCCAAGCCCCATGCAGCTTTGCATCAAGACTGGCTACGAGTGGATCGACGGGGACTGCGTGAAGGGAGATGAAAAATGATTATCAACGGCTCAGACCTCCTACAGCGCGCCCCGATCAAGGGCATAATCAACTGCGATTTTAGTTAACGTCATTGCAGTCATAGCGAAACTTTTATGCGGCTGATCTCGCCCCGCTGTTTGTGAAACGTAATGGCCTGCATTTGCGATTGCGATCCATACGCGCTGGACGCGGCGTGCGCATCGCGCGGTGTCACAGCCCGCAATTGCTCAACTTGGACACCGCCTATATCCTGCATCTTGGCGTGATGCAGATGGCCCGTAAAGTAAAATCGAAACCGCGTCCTGCCCCAGACCTCTGGCCACTCGCTCGCTAGGTGCATCACGAGACGCTCGGCCTTGGCCTTGTCGCCGTGGTGCGCGGCCAACAGGCATAAACCAAATTCCATAACGAAAAAATCGCCAGCGTTTTTCTGCACCTCTATGCGCGGGTTATCCCGGTACCGCTGGATCATCCCCATCCTGACGGCGACGTATGCGTCTCGGTCGTGGTTGCCCTTGATTATAGATACCAAAACCGTGTTGTGCTTAGTGGCGGCCAGCTCTATAGCCGCCGCCAGCGCGTCCACGGCGACCTCTATTGTCTGGTCAATTCGGGTATCCACGTCGAGGGCATGGCCGCTCTGCGTCGTGTTTGTGTTGTCGTTGTGGTGAAGAAAATCACCGCCTACGAGGATTACACCAAATTTTGATGATGGCGCTGACGCAATGCAGTTTGTGATCCCGCGCACCAATCGCCGCGCGGCGATCTCGGTACTATACGCCTCGCCCGTCTCGCCCTTATTTGCCCGCATACCAAGATGCACGTCAAAAATAGGGTACACTGTCAGCAAATCCTCGTCGTGAACTTCATTTTTCTGAATTTCTGGGATGGCCTTCACGCCGTCCATTGCCTCTCGGACGCGCTCAATGGTGTCTTGCACTAAATCGTTTTTTGGCAGCTTAAAATACAGGGACGCCTTTTCAGTTTTCAGCCACCCAGAATGCAGCAGATCTGCGTCCTGTAGCCCAGCCCCGTCCATTGCATCTGCAATGGCGGGGTCTATGTGCGTTTCCGCCCGTTTGATTATGCGTCGTACCTCACGCGCACTTATCCCCGCCACGCGCGCAACCTCGTTCTTGTTCCCTAACTTGAGGAACAGATCGTATATTTCGCGCTGGCGCGGTGTCATTTACAGGCCGCATCAATCATCATAACGAGCGTTGCGCCAGTGACGACGGACGCATCCCCGCCATCCTCCGCCAGCGCGGCGGCGTGTTTTGTCCGCGCGGCGGCTGTGCCATCGCAGATCGCGTTATTGTTTACCGCGCTCGCGCAGCCACTCACGAAGCACAGCAGGGTCATTACTGATATTGCTCTCAACATCGTCAATTTCCTTTCGGGTTTTTATATACTCCTCGGCTGCTTCTACGGCGGATTGTTGGCGCTGATCGCGCCGCCCAGCCATCCACGCAGCAAACAAAAGGGCGGCAATCCCTGCGACCCACATTGCGGCGCGCTTGATCCATCCAAACATCAGCGATCCCCTTCTGCCCATTTGCGCAGGCGCTCGCGCATGACCCACATCGCGGCCAGCAC